CCTTTGACTCTGGCAGGATTGGAGTCTTCTTCCCAGTCCCATCCAATTTCTACTCTGGTACTAGCATCTGCACCGCGCTCCCTAGCATACACTGTTCCGCCTTGGCGCTCGTAGATGTAAGTGACACCTGGTTTAAGAGTTCCCATCTAGTTCTTCCTGCGTAAGTTGATACGGCATTTTAAAAATAATCGTAGTAAACAAATAACCGGTGCCCCATTGATCAGTTTGAGCCACTTCAGATACAGATGCAATTTCCCATCCAAATTGACCATACGAGTCAAGGGTCTCACTTGTGATATTGTTACTTCTGTCTGCTAGTTTTAAGTGCTTCCATCGTACTCTGTTATCAGTTAACGCTTTGGCTACCTCTGCTTCAAATGTTTCATGATTTTCCATCTTTGTAGCCCCATTGTTGTAGTACCCAACGCACAAAACGTTCTATGGCTTCGCGATCATCTGGGTAGCTTTCCAAGTAGATATTGGCCATGCGTTTGATTAGAGCAATTAGATCTGTTTCTTTAAACATTACCAGGCCTTGTTATAGTCTACAATCTCACAGTTACGGCTCACGTCTTTAACAAAGTAGATGCAGTCTGGTTTGACGTCATCATTCAATGGTACTGCAAGCATCTGTCCATTCTTGAGTTTGGGTGCATACCATGAAACTTCGTGATATACATCTAGGATTTCAATGTCCAAGAAGCTGGGCCTGTAGCTGCTGAGTGGATTGAATTGAAACACTTTGAATCCGCGATCGTTGATTGATGTTAACGGCAACACTTCCAAGTCACCAACATCTGGCTCGCCAATTAGCACTTGCCAATCCATGGGCATTTTGATTGTGTGTTCGCCAATGCGTAATACTAATGCAGGAGAGTTAAAACTTTCCAAAAAGATCAATGGGATAAAGTGATAGTCTGGATCTGCAGGATTTGAGTTGTCTAAAATGGCAAATCGCATGTCATCGATCTCTTCGGGCAAATGATCAAGATCGTAGGTTGCATTGTCTAAGGTTAAAATTTTCATATGTTATATAATACAATACTTGTGGGTTAATGTCAAGCGATTTTCATCCATTCCAACTTTTCGGCTGTGTATGGATAGTTTGCATCTTTGTAGAACTGTTTGCGTTTGGTCAAGTGTCTTTTCGCAAACTTGCACGTACTTGTGACGTCCCATATTTCCACATGATCCTTGTCCTCAGCTTTACGGATGCCACGACCAATTGACTGGATAACTCTAACAAAGCTCTTACCAGGCTCAATAAGCACCAAATTAAAAATACGGGGAATATTAATACCAACAGCAGCGACACCATAAGTTGCCACAATAATTTTATCCGTGGCTTCAGCCACTTCATCATATTCACTTTGTCTATCCTTTGATTTAGTTGCACCTGATACAAATACTGCACGTTCGCCCAGACGTTCAACCAGTTGTCTACCGCACTCTGTTCGATCAACCAACACCAATGTGTTGCCTGTGGCGTTTACTTTTTCTATTAGAGTGGCCATGGTATCCAGGCGTCCAGATTCTTCCAGCAAGTATTTAAGTTCCTGTTGGTATTCTTTGAACTCCACGTGATCCACCAACTGCACAATGTTAACGTGACACTGAGCAAGTACACCACGCTCTTGTAACTCACTTGCAGCCAAATGACTCACTACTGGGCCCAAGCTGACCAACAGAGCTTGGCTTTCAAACTTTTCTTTGGGCACTGTACCTGTTAGTCCCCAGCGCAATGGTATCTTTGACATTACACCTGTGAGCAAGGTCTTGAGAGCATCTGCTTTGGCCATGTGTACTTCGTCAACAATCACACATACCACACCTTCAATAAAGTCTTGGATATCAACTTCTGCTTCACCGGACTTGGTTTTCTTGAGCATGTTGTTTAGACTTTGCCATGTGCAGATTGTGTGCGCACGGTTGTATTCTTTGCGATCGCCAAAGTAAACACCAACATCCAAGTTCATGTTCACATAGTCTTTTTCAGTTTGTGTTACCAAGCTCTTGTTGGGTACAATAACAATTGATCGACCATACGGGCTGATTGCATCTGATAACGATGCTGTGATAACTGTTTTACCTGCGCCTGTTGCTACTTCTTGTATGCACTGTGGATTCTGTAAAAAGTTGTTGATTACTTCAACTTGATAATCTCGTAGCTCCATGGGCTGACCCTCCATTGGGTGTCCTTTGGGCCACAAGATATGATGATACTTGTCTTCAGTTACTTCTTCAAAGTCAAATACTGTACTGTAATCACGTTGATCATCTAGTTCAATATCGTAGTTGTATTTTTCCAAGATTGGAATAATCTCTGGCAATAGGTTTGTGTATGTGCTACCACCCAATTGAAAGTAACTGACCTTGCCATCCCAGCGACCAAGGCGCACAGCAGGCAAATGACGTGCATAAGGCACTTCATACTTGAACGCATTTACCAGCGTTTTGCGAGCGTCAAGATCAAGACCTTCAATCTTGATGTTAACCTCGTCTTTGATTACAATTGTTGCTTGTTTCATTAAATAGAGTCTATCCAAGTTATAAATTCAGTGGGATAAATGTCCCGGTAGTTGTGAACTGCACTAGTGTTATAATACAGTAAAAACTTCTTTAGATCAAGTTTTAGTTTGTCTTGATCGAGATTGTTAGCTGGCACTGGCCTATATTGCAAATATTTTGCAACTTTATCAACCATGCTTTGTTCATTCAAAGACAATTCATTTTTGTTCTTCTCTAACCATTCAGAAACAATGTCTCCTAGTTGTTGCGTTTGCTCTTTGGGCAGCAAGAGTACACTTTGAAACTCAGGGAATCTAACCACAGTGCTGTACATACTAATCCTGCCAGGGTACTGTCTCTTCAACTCCAGAAACAGGTTTAATTTATCCACAAAGCCCCATACACTAAAAACGTTTATGGTACTTTGCAAATAGAGTTGATATTTAGAATCTGTTGTGTCAAGGTATCGCTTTACATTTGATATAAACAAGTTGTAGTCTAGTCCCTGGCGTGCATATTCAGCAATTGGTCCAACAGCGTCAACACTGGCACCAACCTGGATCTGCTTGAACCCAGTGGTACTTTTAATAAATTTGTCTACCAGTTGTTGTTTGACTGAAAAGTTAGAGTTAACTGACAAGAAGGTATTTTCAGCAGTAGTTGTGCCTTCGATAAACTTCCAAAGATTTGGACTCATTAAGGGTTCGCCGCCCGACACTTTGATCATGTCAACCTTGTGCTTGATCTCAGGCCACCATTTTAACCATGCATCCAAATACTCAGACTTGGTTGACCCAGGTACAATGTGTACCTTGGAATATAACTGTCTGTAATCAGTTTCTAGCAGCAATGGTTGTTGTGCTACTTTTGTTGCCCAGCTAGAACTTTGACCTGCATCACAATAGCTACAATTGAGATTGCAATAGTTGTCAAAAACAACTTCAATGGTTTTTGGAATATAGTGGGGATCAGGTTTAAGCTCTGCTATTTCATCAGCCCAACGTTGACTTTTAACAATGCGATCACTAGCAACATCTGGGTTGCTGTCTTCAATATGCCAGCACATGTGGCACTCGTCTGGTCGTTGCCCCTGCATCATTTGTTCTTGCATTTTAAGTTTGTGCGGGGTATTGTGCAGAACGTACGGATCACTCAGCAGGTGTGCTGGTATTTCATGTGGTATGGGATGATGGCAACTGTTGCTTAACCCGTGATTGAGATACAAGAACAATTCTGTCCATTTGGCTGGACAGAAAAACTCACTTTTTTGTTCTAGTA